TCTGGGATCCAATCCCATTCAATTGTTTCTTCTGGAGACGCTTTATAGTCTTCATTAACAATTGTATTTTGTTCCTCACCTGTTTCGTCAGTATACGTAAGAAATCCTATCTTTTTATAAGATCTCCATACACCATGATATACATCTATAAGGTTAAGATCACCACTAGAATTAATGAATCTTTTAGTAACTGTATCTCTAAACTGATTAATATCATCTATACGACTTTTACCCATGACAGACTGTTGGTGACCTTCACCAGCAAATTCTAACATACGATCCAAATCTTTCTCTTCCATAATATCAAAGAATCTATCATAGATAGTTGCTGGACTCATCTGCATATAGCGTACGAACCAATCACCATCTTCTATAAATTCTATATCAGGATCTTTATCATAATCGCAATTCAAAGGATTAACCCTCTCTAGAAAAGGTTCACCATTAATTGTTGATACATAATATATCTCTTCTGTAGATATTAACCCATCTCTCCAACCTTTTAAAAACTCATTGTCTAAGTTTAATTTCTGCCTTAAATAATTTAAAGCATGGTATGCTGTTTCCTCTGCTATAGTTTTATAATTATATTTCAAATATTTTTCTATTTCCTTAGGAGTTACTGGCTGACCATTTTCATCTTGAGTTACACCAACAACACTAGATATATATTGCATTAACAATTCTTTCTTTTTGTCCTGCAATTTAGTAACCACATCTGGATTAGTTTGTACAACCTTTAAATCAAAAGGTCTCTTAGATTCTTCTCCAACTAGAAGATCAATCTTAGGTCTTATGATATTAAAGTTCTGTAGTTTTGCTGGAAAACCATCAGCTACTTTGAAAGGATTAGTTACATACTTTAAATCATTTTCATTGTATTCGCTATTATACAATCCATACCAGGTGCTCATTTCTGTTTTTCTCCTAGTACTAATACCACCGCTTGCTTCTCTAGAAATAACAGCATCTAACGATTCGTGGCGCCACTCCTCAGTCTTCTTGCTTAGCGGTAATTTTTGTACTGGAAAATTTGACTTGTCTACCATTTTTTATAAATTTAATTAAATATCTCTATATAGACCATCTTTGAATAACATTCTTTTTTCTAAATGTATATTCTTTTTAACAGTAACTGAATATAATTCTCTTAAATAGATCATTACTTGAATCATGGCCATGACTCTATCAAAGTTACCATTATCATTATATGCTATTAATTCCTCTAACAATGCTTCTGAAAATATCTTTGTTAGATTTTTATGACCTGGTGCATACTCTTCATTTAACCAATCCTTTAGTAAACCTATGCCCCAAATCTTCAAAGGTTTGTTCATATGACAACCCTTTAATCGTTTTACTGTCATTACACCTACAATATCCCTGATAATATCAGGCTGATCTGCAAGCATGTAATCACATTTCTTATGCAAAAAGTAATCGAATATTCCTTTATTTTGATTTTCATACATTATCTTAGCATGAAAATACAAACCTAACATCCTAACTTTCTCATAAAATGTCTCAGCTTTATCTGGCCTACCTGTATATTCTGCTACTGGTAAATCATAATACTGTTCAAAATTTTGAAACCTTTTATATACTATAGCAGAACCTAAAGAGTCTGTTGTTGATTGATCATAGTCATATGAGTCACAACCTATAACATATAAACCATAAGGTATTTCCTCTGGAGGATGCTCCCATATAACAACAGCCCCTGCTGGATCATCATTAGCCGAAACTCTATACCTAGTCAAATCTTTATATTTCTTATCTATTTCCCACTTAACTACACCATCTTTATCAAAGAATAGATCCCCTACTTGTTTAAATTCTTTAAGTTTAACAGAGTTTCTTATCTCTGCTAAATGTCTCATTAAATCTTTTTTAGGAAATATATTACCAGAGATTTGTAATGTAGCTTCCATTGGGTTAAATGGATGCTCAGCGATATGACGATCAATAGAAGCCTTATCACTAGAGTTTTCTATTATCTTATCCCTTTGTTGTATGGCCCATAATCTAGCAATATTTATATTAGAATTGCCATTTTGATCCATAAAAGAAATACCATTGGCATCTTTACCATACATATTATAATACTCTGGTACAAAGAAACCACAACCTTTACCATCTAATGCTCCATCATCCCATATGTTTCTTACAGGTAATGTGTTATAAGTATCTGGTTCATAGAATAATTGCTTTAATCCTTCATAGTCAGCATCAGCTGTACCACCAGTACCATATGCAATCATTAAACCAAATGCAACGTTGCCATCTTCTACAGATGGTTGTGCTACCTGCCATGCTTCTTTGAGACCTGGAAATTTTCCAGCCTCTTCCCATATGATAAGTTTGGCTCTTTTACCTCTAGCCTTCTGTACGTCGTTCTTTAAGCTAACCCCAATAATTTCAGAAGCCCATCCCTTCTCTGCATATATACCATAGTCATCACCAGATCTAGAAATAAAAGATGCACGTTTGTGCATTACTGTATTCTTACCTTGTCTCCTTTTACCCCATGCTGTATTAGTGTCGATAAAACTCATCATATCCCAAGCTTTATTCAACACACCATCCTTTGTTAAAAATTCTGCTTCAGCAGCAATGGCATAAGATTTAGACCTTGGTATACAATAAAAATTTCTACACATCATTGAAGCTGCTTTAAAAGAATAACCAGCTCCACGTTTTTTAATAACAACTAAATGTTTACCTTTTTCTTCAGCATCTTCTATTGCTTCAAAATAGGCTCTATCATAATCATAGTATTTAGGAAATTGCTCTGGTCTATCTACAGCTTTCCTTTTACGTCCATAAGGATCAGTAAACTCTCTTTCCTTGGTTATAATTATTCTGCTATAATTTAAATAAAAATAAAAATAACCAGATATATATTCCCCATCTTCTGTAGTATAACCAAATATAGAACGACGAAGCTCCTCGTCCCAATACTTCATATAAGCTTTGGTACCAACAGGAGCATTAGTGTAATAACCATACTGTTCGTAAGTTATTGCAGCTTGTCTAAACTTTGAACTATCGTCACAAAATTTTACTTCTACATCATGTAAATATTCCATTATTCTATTCCATAATCAAAATCATCCCTTGGGAGCTCATATAATCCTATGTCACCACCACCTCTAACATTAGAGGATTCAGACTGTTCTCTCTTAACCATATCTTCTAATATACCTAAAGACTTTACTATACCTGCTACTTCTTTCAAATTAGAAGAAAGATCTCTAGAAGAATATACTGGTTTACCATAGTTATCTTTCAAAGAAAAATCTACTGTATCAAAATATTCAGCTAATTTATCTGCTGCTCTTTTAGCAGACCTTAGTAATCTAGAGTTAGTAGTTTGTTTTAATTCTTTATACTTTTCAATGGCTTTTATTATATCTTCGTCAGGTACCCATTTATCACCCATAAAATCTTTTACAAGAACATTTTCTCGCTCAATATCTTTATAAGCCCTGTATGGATTATTGACGGATTCATCACATAAGAAAACCACATAAGATATTTCTTTAGTGGCTTTATGTTTGTCTTTACCTTTATCTCTATCCCAAAGTAACCTAAACTCTGGTATAACTAACGAGTTGGCATTAAGCACAACTTTGTTATTCTCTATATCAAAAACCTGGATGGTTCGTCCCTCCTATTCTGTTTTATATTTCCAAATAAATCCTCCAGCAGATATTCTTACATTTTTACACACTAGATGAATATTTGTCGAATTAATTAATAAATTTCTAGATGCTGATATTATACTATCCCATTCTTTAATAAAATTAACCTGTTTATCAAATTGATAAATAATTTTATTATTTGTTCTACGACCAATACCAGATCTTCTTATTTTTTCTATTGCTTCTTCTGAATGTTTATAACCTCTATTTAAATAAGCAAAAGGTTGTATATTATATTTTGGTTTATATGAATCTATATAACTTTGTTCTAATTTCATTAATATAGTTATATCTTTTATTGGTAATATATGAAGTATTTTAAATTCAAAATTATTAATACCATATTTATTTATAGCACTTTGTAAATGTTTATTTAGGTGGTTATTTCTAAATAGTAAATTTCTATGATACCATAGTCTACGATATAAATTTTTTGCAGATCCTACATAACAATCGTTGTTTACATTATTTATTATAATATAAACTCCAGGTTTATCATATAAATATTTTCTAAACTTATTTAAACTATCAAATACTTGCATTAATTATTATATGCTACCCAACCATCCCATATCATATTTATCTTTTCATAATCCCCTATTTCATATGCTTCGTCAATAACATGTTTAGCAGACTCTACAGTGGGAACTTGAAAGCCTAAAGTTGTAACCATCATTATAGTTACATCTACTATATTTTCTAATAATATATTTTTACGAGTTTCTACCCTCATAGCCTTATTTTTATAATTACCTTTTTGTGTAAAAGCCCCAATATACGGAAACCGAACACCTTCTTCTATGGAAGGGTCGGTCACCAAATATTTGAGATATGCAAAAGGCGCATCTATTATGGCCTTACAAATTCTTACATCTATTGAATTATTTAAAGCTAACTCTTTGATTAACTTATCATAATTATTTTTTATCGGTGCCAAAGCCTATTGCTCCTTTTTTCTCTGTCATTATATGTTCTACACTAGACCTTTTTTCTCTAGCAAATATTGGAATTCTACATATATCTAAGGTATATCTAGTTGTACCAGTCTCATTGTATATATTTTTATCAATGTCTATCCAAGTAACAGTATTATGAAACTCCCTTTGAATATGCACTATTGAT